ATTAGACAGTGAGGACGTGCTTTTATACACTCAGGATAATGCTGAGTTACTCATGAAAAATTCAGGAGACTTTGATACCTGGGTTACGGAGACAGTCAGCGAACTAGAAAATTTTACTGGGAACAAATAGGGGAGATAAACTCCCTTCTTGAACGCTATGTAAAAGAATCTACCCAGATTGATGTGGATAAATATCTCTTGATCTGTGAACAGCTGGGTGAAGAACCAGACCCTGAAAAGATGCCGCTAGACCTTTCGGATTTTCCCGTTGAGGTCCAGACGGCATTTTTTATATTTGGGTTATTAGAAGATATATGGGATGGAATGTCTGGCAACTACTTTGGTAAGAAATGGGATACTTTAGAGTACTTTTTTAAGTTATATGAAGTAGAACAGCCAAAAACGATTTTATATATAATGAAATCATACGAAAGTATCATAGTTAATGCTAGAGCACAAAGCGCAGAAAAGAAAAGAAAAGCTGAAGAACGTAAATCGGCGGGCGGTGGAAAAAATTTCACCCATAATGTAAAAGGCTAATGGCAAAGAATAAAGTTGAAATTGATGTAATCATTGACGACAAGGGCACTACCGGAAAGGTGGGCTTGGGCGCCAAAGCCGCTGCTAAAGGTTTAGACGATACAGCTAAATCCTCTAAAGATGCACAAAAAGGCATAAAAGGGGTAGCTGGAACTGCCTCTGCAGGCGGTAAAAACTTTGCAGGAATGGCACGAGGTATGGACGGTGTCGTAGGAGCTTATGCAGCTTTTGCAGCTCAAATGTTTGCTCTTAGTGCTGCTTTTGGGTTTCTTAAAAGAGCTGGAGACTTAGCTGTTATGCAAGCGGGTCAAACAACGTATGCAAGTGCTACAGGTGTTGCAATGCGCACACTTACAAATGATATTATAGCAGCTACGGGTGCTCAAATAACCTTTAGGGATGCTGCTCAAGCAGTTGCTATTGGTACTGCAGCAGGTGTTACTACAGACCAATTAACAAGACTGGGTAAAGCCGCCAAAGATACTTCCGCAGTACTAGGCAGAGATGTAACAGACTCTTTCAATCGACTTATCAAAGGTGTAACAAAAGCAGAACCAGAATTACTAGACGAATTAGGTATTATTCTAAGGCTTGATACTGCCTCTAAAAATTATGCAGAGACACTAGGAAAAAGCGTAAAAGACTTGACTCAATTTGAGAAAAGCCAAGCAGTTGTAAACGAAGTACTCTCACAAAGTGAATCAAAGTATTCTAGAATACAAGACGTTATGGGGGGCTCACAAGCTAATCCTTTTGCTCAGCTTGGAAAAGCTTTTGATGATATAATAATGCTGATTCAAAACGGACTTCTTCCTGTTTTCGGATCTTTAGCAAAAGTACTTACAGATACCCCTATGTTAGCTATAGCAGGCTTTGGGCTGTTAGCTAAAGGTCCTTTAAAGGCTTTAGGGTTCAGCATGGATGGACTAGTAGTAAAGTCTGCTAAAAGTGCCGCCACTGCCAAACTACACTGGGAAGCTGAAAAACTAGGTGCTTTAGACGCAAAAAAAGCAGTTGAAATATATACTCTTGCTCTGCAAAAGCAAGCTTTAGCTGCAATGCAAAGTAAAGAAACACCTAATGTCGGTAAATCAGCGATTATGCAAAAAGTAGGGAAAGGAACTGCTTTAAGTAAAAAAGAAACGAGTCAACTTGCAAACTCTTTAACTCTTGCGAAGAAAAAAATAGGGGCAGATGGAAAGGTAATTTCAGGAATTTTCAAAGGGTTTACTAAAAAATCTCTTTTAGAATATGAAAGAATGGTAGCAGGATTAGGTGTCGCAAACAAAAAAATGTCTGTAGATGCTAAAGTTGCTACTAAAGGTGTTAGTTTCTATTTTGCATCTATGTCTGCTTTTGTTCAAGGAGCTGCCGCAAAGATGAGTGCAGCAATGATGACTATAATGAGCTGGGCTGGATGGATTTCTTTGGCTATAATGGCACTTATGATGCTCAAAGATGCATTTATTAAGCCAAAAGATCTTAGTGACACAGAAAAAGCTTTTGATGCATTAAGTGACAAAGTACAGTCCCTTAACCAAGACTATCTTAAGCTAGTCGAAGTTCAAAGAATTATGATAGAAAATCAAGACCAAATAGGTTTAGTTAGTATAGGAAGCGCTCTTGGAAATATTGCAGGTGCCGTAAATCAAACCGAATTTTCTAAAATGTTAAGTTTCATGGATGAGTATAACGCGAAGTTAAGACTTGTGCAAGAAACACAGGCTAGACAGGCCGCACTAGATAAAGCTTCTTCCGGCGCGACGGGGGGCGGAAGCGTCACGGTGCAAAGAACAACAGTAGAAGCAGAAGCTAGAACTTTTGTAGACAATGATAAGTTTAAAAAAGCTAATGCAGAATATAGAGTTTTCATAGATACTCAAATAACTCTAACTGAAGACCTAGAAAGATCTTATGGAAAATTTGAAGCATTTTCTGAATATGGAAGGGCTCTCAGGACTATTGGAACAGAAGGTCAAGTTTCAGAAAAAGTCTTGCAGCGATTAAAGGTAGCTACGATGGAATTAGGTACGGAATTCGCAAACTTAAGTAAGTTGCAAAAAGCTTCCATAACAGCAATGGCGGCACAAGTTACAACCTTTGCTCCTCAGACTGCTGATTTCCGAGCAATTAAAGATTTTCAAGCTGAACTTGATACTCTTTATAAAACGCAAGCAGCAGAAGGTAGGGGCAGGAAAGACGGCTGGGCTTCCGCTGGCTTTGGAATGGCACTGACCCAAACGGACACTAGAAACGACGCAGAAAAAGAGCAAGATGCTAGAGTATTGCAACTCGAGAAGGAGCTTGCCTTTGTTACACAAGTAGGAAAAGAAAGGCATAAGCAAAAAATGCAAGCAACGCAAGCGAATACTGCAATGGCCGCTGCTTTAGATGTGCAAGAAGTTACTGAACGAAAAATAAGCACCTTGAAAGCTACTGAATTAAGTAAGCTAGCTTTAATTGAAAAAGCAAATGTTGATCAACGAGCCTTTGACGACTTTAAAGCGAAGCATTTAGGTGAGGTTACTACTGAGATGACAAGAGAATAAGAAATACGCACAGAAATACTAAAAAAGTACGGCATAGAGCTTAACACATTGCGAGAAAAAATACAATTAAGTCAAGAGCTTCAGACAGTAGAGAAAACGATTAATGAGTTAAAAGTAGATCAGAAAATACTATCACAACAGAAAAAGCAATTAATTTTTTATAAACAAAGTTTAGATATAATGAAAAGACAACACAAACTTAGAAAGGATATGATAGATCAAAATATTAAAGATTCTGTATCAGATCAGGAAGGTCCTGGAGGCGGTCTAATATATCGCGAGCGAATAGAAGCAGAGGCTAAAGCTCAGGCAGCTAGAGACGCTCTTAATGATCAATCAGCACAAGGCACCAGGGCCCTGATTGAGGAAGAGTTTGCCCAGAAAATAATGCTTCAAAGGTTTGCAAATTCCGAAAATATGATAAAATATAAGATAATGGATGCAGAACTAGAAGTACAAAGGATTAAAGCTAAAAATACCGCAGCTGATTTTAGGAGGATTGCATTAGAACAGAGTATTCTAGCTGGGGAGTCTATGCTTGATTCCGCCCCAGGTTACACAGGAACTATAGACACACCCTCATCTTTAGCTGCTAGAGCAGATTCTGAGGAAGCTGCTCGTCAAGCGGGTGTAACTGACGACAATGTTAGAGTCCTTGGAGTACTACGGACAAGCATAGCCAGTATATTGGACCTGGCACCTGAACAAGGAAAGGCTCTAATAAACCTTTTAGGCGAGGAGCAAGCAGCTAGAATTTTATCTGCCACGCAAGCAGTCACCGATCTTGAGGACGCCGCAGCGAAGCTACAACCTATGGAAGTACTCTTAAAAGACTTGGGTACAAGTTTTCACGATAATATGGCGGGTGCGTTTACGGCCATGGTTACGGGTGCTAAAAGTGCTAAAGATGCTTTTGCAGACATGGCAAAATCTATACTTAAAGACTTAGCGGCAATGATTGTAAAAATGATGATACTACAAATGTTTAAAGGTACAGCATTTGGTAACTTTCTCGGATTAGGAGGACGAAATGGTGGAGTATTTGAGCAAGGGAAAAAACTTTCAGGATATGCCACCGGAGGCGTAGCACGAGGGTCAACTTCAGGTTATCCTGTCATGATGCACGGAACCGAAGCAATCGTTCCTCTTCCTAACGGAAAGTCTATACCTGTAGAAATGTCAGGAAAAGGCGGCGGAAATAGCAGTTCAAATAACATTGTAGTCAACATATCTACAGATGGACAAAGCAGTAAGTCAGGAAGCACAGGCCCCGATATGGACAAACTAGGTGGAGCAGTAGCAGCAGCAGTACAAGTTGAATTACAAAATCAAAAACGATCGGGCGGAATACTTAACCCCTACGGAGCAGCATAATGACAATAGGTTTTATATATACAGGTACAACATACGCAACCCCTGATAGGAGTATGGCAAAAGCCAGCACCCCACGGGTACTTACTGCTAGTTTTGGGGACGGGTACGAGCAGCGTATTGCAGATGGAATTAATACTTTAAATGAAACTTATTCCTTAACTTTTGCAACTCGTTTAAAAGCTGACATTGACGATATAGTTGCATTTTTAGATGGTAAGAAAGGAGTTTCTAGTTTTGTTCTTACTCTACCTGACACAAACAATACTACACGCACAGGCGAAAGAGACGTCAAAGTAATAACAACAACTTATTCAACGACATACGCATATGATGACTTTTATAGTCTTTCAGTATCATTAAAAAGGGTTTTTGAGGCATGAGTAACGTAATTGCAACAGACGTACAAACACAAGAAATTGATTCGGGACTTGTCGAGTTATTCGAAGTAACATTGCCAAATGGAACTACCCTATACTTTCACCCAGGCATAGACTCTGACTTAACAGATGTACAGTTTCGGGATAAAACTGAGCCCGCTAATCCAGTAATTGCAGGTACTTTTATAGTTGGCACTATCTACAGTATAATAAATGCAGGCACTAACGCAGATCCTACTAACTATACATTAATTGGAGCAGCAAATAATACTGCAGGTACTACTTTTACTGCTACAGGTGTAGGGTCTGGAACAGGTCAGGCAACTCAGGTTAACCATACTATTCGTGATTATATTCCAATGCCTATGGTAATAGATGGTTTAGAGATACAAGCTGACGGAGCGTCTAGCAGACCAGCTTTTACCATTGCAAATATAGGTTCTTTATTTCAAACAGAGTTAGGTAATTTTAAAAATGATGATTTAATAGGCCAAAGAATTAAACGTCGTCAAACTTTAAGAAAATATTTAGTTGGAGGTGCTCAAGATGCCTCTCCTCCAATAGAGTTTTCTACTCAAGAGTATATAATTGATAGAGTAGCAGACGAGAATTCACTTTCTATTACATATGAAGTAGCTACCCCCTTTGACTTAGAAAACATACAGATACCTAGGCGTATTGTAGTAGGAAAGTATTGTAGCTGGAAATATCAAGGACACGCTTCCGGAAAGGGTGGGGGGTGTACGTGGAATACAGATGGAGCAGTAAATTACGATGGAGATGGGACTGTAAGAGCTCATAAAGCCTACTTTGACTTTGACGATAAACCTCTTGTACTTGCAGAAACTTTTGCAGATTATGTTGCAAGTACCGCCTATACAACAGTATCTTATGTTACTCATGCGGGTAAGTTTTGGGTCTGCACTGTTGCAGGAACAGGCAATACCCCCTCTATAACCTCTAGCTTTTGGAAAGAAGTTCGTAAATGGGCAGAGTGGTCTTCAGGAAGTTCTTATGCATTAGGTACTCTTGTTCGATATAATGGAGTAACAATATGGAAAGCTACGGCAGGAACGGTGCCAGCCGGACAAATACCTACAGGCACAAGCCCTTACTGGGTTAGAGAAGAAATATGTGGTAAAACACTACAATCTTGTAAAGCTCGATATGGGTTTAAACCTTCAGTATTAACAAGTGCAAATCAAAAGCCAGAAGGCTCAACGAATCTAGCTGCTCGTTTACCTTTTGGATCATTCCCTGGAACAATGAAATATTAAATATGAATCAATTAAAAGAAATAGAAGAACACTTTAAGACGTGGTATCCTCAAGAAGGCTGTGGAGTACTAGCAGTAGTTAAAGGTAAAACAACTTGGTTTCCTTGTGATAATGTAGCAGAAGGAGAAAATGACTTTATTATAGACTCAAAACAATACATTAATATTGGACATAGATCAGATATTATAGGTATAGTACATAGTCATCCTGACGGAACTACTGAGCCGAGTGAAAATGACATTAAGTACTGTAATGCAGTAGGAATACCTTACTATATATTTAGCTATCCTCAAATGGATATGAAAATATTACAGCCTATACGAATTAATAAGTCTCTTTACGGAAGAGAGTATGAGTTTGGTGTTAATGACTGTTTTGAAGCAGCAAGAGACTACTATATTTCAAACGGGCTAGACATACCTAGCCGCCCTCCTTTTGAAGATGATTGGTGGGAAAAAGATTTAGACTACTTTACTGACGAGTACATAGGTACTTGGGGCTTTGAGAAAGTAGAAGATAATATGCAAAAAGGTGACTTACTCATTTTTACAATTAATGCTTTAGTAGGTAATCATTGCGGAGTGTATTTAGGAGATGATATATTTTATCATCATGCCGAAAACAGAATATCCTGTAGGGAAAATATCTACCCTTTTTGGAAAAAGTATATAAGTGGGGTTTATCGTTATGCAACATAGTGTGTATTTACAAGGAGAATTGGGAGAAAGATTTGGCTCTAAATTTATTGTCAATACTAATGACTATGCGGATGTTTTTAAATGCATAAACGCAAATAGACCTGAGTTTTTACCTTATGTAAGAAAGTGCCATGAAGAAGATATAAATTTTATAGTTGAGACAGAAGATGGCACCATTGATCAAACAGATTTGATAGTCCCTATCTGTAAAGGAGATATAACTATATCCTTAGCACCTGCAGGCTCAAAAAGTGGTATAGCAAAAATACTTGCAGCTATTGCTATTATTGCTATTATTGCTATTAGTGGAGGCTTTGCAGGGCTTGGAACGGGGGTAGTAGGAGCCGCGGGACCTATGCAGGTTGGTTGGGCAGTAGGAGCAGCCGGAGGCTTAAGTACGGCAGGTAGTATGGTAGCCTTGCTCAGTATAAACTTAGCTCTAGCAGGTATGCAACAAATGATGGCACCTGATCCTGCTGTAGATAAGGATGCGCCGACTAATTATATTTTTAGTGGAGGAGCAAATACCTCAATAGAAGGTGACCCTATTCCTGTCCTTTATGGGGAACTCAGAGTCCCTGGCAGACCTATAGCTGTAGATATACGCCAAGGGGGAAACGGCTCTGGAGGCACTCAAACTATTCAAGACGCAATAAACAATGTAACTCCAGATGCTGCAGGTAACATTAACATAGTAGCACCCAAACAGCAGCCCTAATAGGAGCCCAATAAAATGATTAAAGGTTTACACTTCCCCAACTTCGACGCCGACTTTAGCTACTTAGCGAGAGATAGACAGACATTATCAGTAACAGATTTAATATCAGAAGGTCCTATTTACGGACTTGTTGATGGAGCTGCTTCCGTTTATCTAAACGACGATAGAGCTGTGCCTCTTTCAGAAGCGAGTAGTTATTATAGTCAAAGTGCAGCTTTGGCCGCTTTCACAAACGGTTCTACTTCTGTCACTATTAGTGGAGCAGGCGACAATCCTATTGTAGAATCAGAAGCTGGAATTAAGTACTTAATTGTACGAGCAGGATACGGAACTAAACAAGTAACTGCTACTGATGGATCTGCGGGTAATGATAACTATGCCGTTACTGCTACTCTTACTACTCAGAATACTGATAGCTTTTTTACTGCTGATATGGTCTCTTCGCCTGCTGATGTAGACACGCACGTTCCCGCAAGACTAGGTATAGTGACTCAAGCTGGTGGATTTGGTGACGGTGCTTTTGGGGAAGGTTGGATAATTAAACGAACCAGTGCTTCTGTAGCTGAGTTCGTTCCTGGTAATGCCTCTGGCCCTTCGGGACTATGGATTCCTGATGGTGTTTACTTTTTGGAAGTGGATAAAATAGTTAAAATTTCATCTGTTTCAGGACAAACTGTTACCTTAGCAGCGGCGTGGACAGGTGCTACAGGTAGTTTTAAGTTTGATGTTACGGGCGCTATTGTTACAAAAGTAGACCCCATAACACAGTCGCAGACAACCAACCACGAAGGTGTAACTACTCAGTTCAGGGTAGGCACTTTGGCACAAACCCCATTCAGCGGTCGAGGAGGAAACGGATCTACATCTATAAGTAACAGCCCTAGCGCTGGAGGCTCTTTGCAACAAAGTGATAACTATGGAGGTGACGACGCCGCTAAAGTCTTAGTAGGAAGCTCAGCCGCCGGATTCAACCTAACTGCTAGCCAGTTACAAGAAGTTGATGAAGCTCGTTTTACTATTGCGTATGCAAGTGGTCACTATGCAGTCAATGGTAATGGAGGGGATGATCCTACATTTACTCAATATAGAACACAGATAGCAATTAAAAAACCTGGAGAAAGCTCGTTTGAAAACTTTCAAGTACTAAAGCACCCTTTGACTCATAATAGTATGGATAAAAATGCTGCTAGTTATGTTGAAACAATAGATTTAACAATGTTTAGACCTTTTTCTGACTTTAAAATACAAGTTGAAAGAATAACGGACCATGAAGGTCCCGCTATTAAAGAGATAAGAGCAGACGGTACCGCTAGGACCTTCCATGATTGGACGCAAGTTACTGCGTCCGCTTTAACAAATACAACATGTGTTATTAAAGATATATTAACACACCCCTTTAGCGCAATAGCTAACGTAACTTTTGATACCAAAAAGTTTCAAAGCATACCTACACGCTCATACCATCTTAGAGGATTAAAAGTATCCGTTCCTTCAAACTATGTGACAAGAGAACAGACTAGCGACGGAGTTGCTAGCTATAATCGTAATATTACTAGCGGTGCTATTACTAGTTCTTATCAAGATTGGGATGGTGCTTTTGCATCTGAAAAAGTTTATACAAATAACCCTGCTTGGATATTTTACGATATACTTACAAATAATCGTTATGGATTAGGGGACTTTCTAAAAGATACTGATGTTGATAAATACGCTCTATACAGAATTTCAAGATATTGTGACGCACTCGTTGATGATGGAAAAGGTGGTTTAGAGCCTCGGTTTACTTCTAACTTATACTTTACTAAAGCGGCAGATGCTTATAAAGTACTTAAAGATATGGGCACAGTATTCCGTAGTATGCTTTACTACATTGACGGTAAAGTAATCCCTATTATGGATGCACCTTCAGGCCCTGTTTATAACTTTACAAAAGCTAATGTAATAGACGGTGCGTTTTCTTATGAAGGTACAGGCAGTAAAACACGGATTAATCAGTGTGTTGTTACTTGGATAGATCCTGAGGCTAACTACAAAGCTTCTCCCTTACTTGTGGAAGATAGGCTTAACATTGCTAAAACTGGCACAATTATTTCTCAGAACGCAATGGCGATGGGAGCAACTAGCGAAGGCCAAGCTTTGAGATACGGTCGATGGAAATTATGGACAGCAGCTAATCAAAGAGAAGTTGTTAATTTTTCCACTGCTTTAAATGCTAGTTTTCTTATGCCGGGCGATGTTATAAATATACAAGATTCAGATAGGTATGCAGTACGTATTGGTGGCAGAGTATCAAACTCCGGCACCACCCGTAGTGTTAGTTCTATTCCTTTAGACAGCACAACGAGTTTAATATCTGGCAGTACTTATCAGCTATCTATAATGTTTGTAGAACCTGGTGCATTTGCTACGGAAGATGTTACTATTAGTGGTGTTAACTACAAAAAAGGTGACTTAGTAAAGCAAGCTTTTGTTACAGGCAGCTCAAGTTTACAGAATATAGATACGGAAGTTAAAGCTTCTAATGCTCGTCTAACAAACGGAGGACTCCCTTTAGTATTATCGTGGTCAGAGCATACTCGTGTTGAGACTCAAGACGTAACCGCAGCGCTTGCTGGAAATAGTGTTGATACTATAACAGTGACTACTGGTTTCTCTGCAGTTCCACCTGCAGAAAGTATATGGGTACTTACAGAAACAGCAGGAGGACTAACTGTTTTAGGCTCTGCAAAAGAGTACAAAGTATTAGCTATTTCTCAAAGTGCTAAAAATGAGTTTGGTATTAGTGCCGTTGAGCACTATGATGAAAAGTTCGCAGCAGTAGACGAAGACTTTACTACTTATATAGCAGATAGTGTATATCCTGCAGTAAGACATAATGATGTAGTTCCTCCTGTAACAGACGTATATGCTACTAGCGTAATGAATCCTGATCTTATAGGGGAAGAGCTGACTATACAATGGAGCCCTCCTAGAAACGTAAGTGCGCTTGAAGGTAACTATGAGCATTTGGCAGGTTATGAAATACACCATGATTTTCCAAAAATAGAAAACCCCATAACAATTAATAATAGTAATCAGACTTCTTGGAGTGTCGAAGGAATAATAGATGGTACTTATAATATAGCTGTAAAAACAATCAATATACTTCAAAATGTTTCGGTTCCTACAGTGTCGGTTGTAGTAGTAAGTGATAAGTATAAAGAAAACATACCACGCCTTCCTGAAGGAGTACCTTATGGAGGTACTACAAGTGTAGGCTTTGGATTACTAAGTTCTTCTTTTACGTTCCAAAATTATCAGTACGCTGTAAAAAGCCCTAGTGATAGGGCAGCTCTTATTACGAATACAAGTACTAGTTCTGCGGCATGGCAGCAAAGTTGTACTAATCTACCTGTAATAACTTGGTCTGAAAGTAGTAGACCTGCTTCAGGAGGTTTTATAGATGAACACGCGTATATTCTTATGGATGCGAGTGATAGCAGTGATCGTCTGAAACTTGTTAAGTATCATAAGCCCGCTTTATCCACTCCTTTCTGGTATGATATGGGTTCTGGAAACAGTACTAAGTATGGCTCAGCTTTAACAGGTACTTTCAGCAAAGCTGCTGGTACTACTAAAGTTACGGGGTCTAATACTGCTTTTTTAAGTCAGATTAAAGATGGAGATAGCCTCAAACTTAATAACACAGAAGGTTACAAAGTAGCCGCAGTAGTTAGCGACACACTTCTTTATGTAACAAATAACTTTAGTTCTTTTGTTAATGTATCAGCGTACCTTCCAAATATACGCATAGACTATGCAAATGATGTAATCATTGCTCGAATTTATAGAACATCAAGTGGTCTTGTTATTGGAGAAGTCTACACAAAGATTGACGCTGTTCTTAAGAAAGCAAAAACTATGATTGAACAAGATGGTATTGAGAAGGAGCAAATAGCCGAAAACGCTGTTGGTACTACCGAGATTGATACTTCCGCAGCAACTGGAGGAACTTTTGGAAAAGCAGTAGCCGCATTAGGAGCTGCTAGTTTTACTACTATAGATGCTGATGTGTTAAATGCTGACTCTGTAATAGCGCGAGAAGTACAAGTATTCCCTAGTGGGGGTACAGCTCCTACTATTAGTGGAACTACACTTTCTGGAGCAGGTATTGATCTTAAACAAGATGGTGACTTATATGTGGGTAACGCCGCTGCAAATAAATACATATTCTGGGACCAGTCCGCTGGTGTAATGACTTTCCGTGGAGCTTTAAATGCTGGAGATATTTCAGCAGGAAGCATTGATGCTGATCGCATAACAGCTAGAAGTATTTCTGCGGATAAAATTACTGCAGGTAGTCTTACAGCTACTGAAATTGCTTCTAACGCTATTACTACTGTTAAACTTGCTGCAAATGCAATTACTACAAATAAACTTGCTGCAAATGCTGTAACTGCCGCTGAAATTAACGTATCAAATTTAAGCAGTTTAACAGCTGATCTTGGTACTATGACTGCAGGTAGTATGACTGGCGGAAGTTTAAAAGGCGGAACACTACCTGAAGCCTCGTCCGCACCAACGGGAACTGAGGCCGGTACCTTCATGGATCTTAGCGGTGGTAGGATGGTTCTCGGAAATGCTAGTAAGTACATTTGGTGGGATGGAACAAACCTAACAATTAACGGTGTTACAATTAGTAACGCAGCTCTGTCTAACTCTTCGGGTATTGCAACAGAAACTTTTGTAACTAATGCTATTAATGCTTTAGTAGCTGGTGCTCCAGATACTCTCAATACTTTAGATGAAATAGCAGCATCTATAGCGGATAACTCAAGTTTTGCAGGAGCAATGACAACTTCTCTAGCGGGTAAGGTTGCTACTAACTCTGCGCAGTCTTTATCTAATATTGCTAATGCAATGACAATTAGTGGTAGCACAATTACTTTAAATCGCGGTAACAGTAGCACTGATACTGTGACTGTACCCGATACAAATACTCAATTAAGTACAGCAGAAGTAAGATCTAAATTTTCAGCTGGTACAAATGTAGCAATTAGTAGTGGAGTAATATCATCTACAAATACACAGTATTCTGTAGGCGATGGTGGCTTAACAACTAAAGACTTTACTACTGCCTTATTTAATAAATTAAATGGTGGTACTTTTATTACAGATAATAGTCAGATCGCTAATACTAGAGGTTATATTACTACTAGTAATAATTCTGCTGCTGCGACTCTTGGAGGCATTGCAAGATCTGGCTTTGTGGAAACAAGTAGTAATCAAGCTCTAGGCACGGGAGCTAATGTACTAACTGTTAGTGGTAGCACTGTATCTCTAGTTAGAGCTAGTGGAGATACTGATACTGTGACTCTACCTAACGATAATACACAGTATTCAACAGCCTCCTCCTCTACGCTAGGACTTGTAAAAATTGGCTACTCAGAGAGTGGTAAAAACTACCCTGTTGAGTTATCTAGTGGACAGATGTTTGTTAACGTACCTTGGAGTGATACTAATACAAATACTACATACGCGGCGGGGACTGGGATTACTCTATCAGGTACTACGTTTAGCAACGCTGCTCCTGATAGAACAGTTGCTATAGCAGGAGCAGGAGCAACGACTGTAAGTGGTACTTATCCTAGCTTTACCGTTACTAGTACAGATACTAATACTGACACTACTAACTTTAATATTCAGGCTGAAAGTGGGGCTACTGAGAACATTTCTGCAGGCGAAACTGTAAAATTTACGGCAACTGGAGCAGCTACTGTAACTCGTAGCGGTAATACTGTTAATATTGCTTCTGTTAATACAAACGATAATTACTTTGTATCTTCTTTAGCGTGGGCAACAGGTACAGGAGTGCTTACTCTAAATCGATCAGGAGCCGCAGCACTTACTATAGACTTAGATGGTCGTTACTTACCGCTAGCAGGTGGAGCACTGACTGGAGCTCTTACTACAAACTCAACTATTGACGGTCGTGATGTAGCCGCAGATGGTGTTACAGCCGATGCAGCCTTACCTAAAGCAGGTGGTACAATGTCTGGTGCTCTTAATATGGGTGGACAAAGTATTACAACATCAGGAAATGCAAACATAGAACTTGATCCAGGTGGTTCTGGTGTAGTTATATTTAAAGGTAACTCTACAAAAGGTGCTGGACAATTTAAACTTAATTGTGAAGCTAATACTCATGGTATTACTATTAAAGGCCCTCCACACAGTGCAGGGGCTAGCTACACGTTAACACTTCCAAATAATGATGGAAACGCGAATCAAGTATTAAAAACAGATGGAAGTGGTGTAACAAGTTGGGTAGATCAAAGTAGTTCAGGAGTAAGTACTATACAAGCTGGCAGTGGTGTCGGTGGTATCATCGTGGGCGGCGGCACTTCTGCTACTGCTACTCTCTCAGTACATGCCAATCTTGAAGCAATAGCAGATGCAGATCAAGTTGCTAGTTTAGCTGTAGATTTCTTAGAAGCAGGAACTATTGTTGCAAATAATATCACAGCTGATACT